AATATATTCAAATGTATATGTCATTTTATCTAGAAAAAGAATATTATTTTCATTAATTAAACGCAAATTATTTTAAAAGTCATTACGTGACAAGTTGGATTTTAAATAATTAGGGTAATATTTTCTAATTTTCTGTTTGCATCATCTATGTATATAATAGTTCCTTGCTTAGATAAGTATTTTTTTGACCAATAGATAGGTAATATTCTTCCTGGACATTCATTATTAAAACCAGTTGGACCATCGATAAGTATTATATCAAAAGGCCCCAACTCGAGCAAACTATTTGGAATTTTTATGTTGTCAATTTGTTCGTTTGTCATTGTAAAACTACTTTTGACTTTTGTAGGATAATCATAATGGATAACATATTTTTGATCGATACTTTTATTTAAATCAATATATTTGACATCATGTTCAACAAAATATGTGTTGAAATTCGTCAGATTATACCATAATTGTGAATCATAACCTAAACCGAATACTAACATTTTTTTACCGGGAGCGATTAAAGAGATTTCTTTAATAATCGACATATGCATTTGAATATTTTTATTGTGGAATTTTGTAATGATATCCATCGTGTGTATTTATATCTATGCTAATAAAAAAATATTGAAATGGGATGATAAAAATAAATTAATTTTTTACGCAAATTCAACTGAAACAAGACGATGATCACTCACCTTATCGTCCTCCCTGACAGAGACACTGTTCTGCAGATTCAATTCATCCTTGCAAAAAACAAGAACGTGGTCAATAAGTTCATTCTCAACAACTCCATCTCTGATTATTTGGAAAGTATGAACATTCACTTTTGAAGCAAACCTAAGAGGAACATCAACAAGATCCTTGACCAATTTGTCGTGTTCCCTGTTGTAATCTCCCGCAACAATGAAAGGCTTCACGAAGGAAACATCCTCAAAGATTTGCTTAAGAGATTGAACTCTCTTGGCGTCATTCCAAGGGATGTGAGTGCCGACAACGACAAAGTCATCAAACTCCACGACGACTGCTCCCTTGCTATCATCTGCGGTGAACAAAATGGTCCTGGATGACTTGACACGATCCTTCAAGTCATTCGACACGAGAACAACTTGATATTCCTTGCAATTTTGATAAATAGTCTTAAAAATCAATCGCCCTAGATGATCATCCACATGAATCGATGGAACATCATCCATTTCCTTGTGGAAAATGGCACAGAAATTTTGACGAGTGAGTTCTTCAAACAAATCTCCAGAAACTTCTTGAAGACAAATGACAGTGTTTGTTTTGAGTTCCTTCTTGAGAATTTCGACAATATCCTCGATACGAAGGAGTTCCATCATAGGATCTCTTTTGATATCGTACTTTTCTAGAACATAACTGCGCTCGAAAACATAATTCACCTCATGAAAGAGGTGAAGAGTGTTCCAAGTCTTGATGGTGACGTTCAAAGGCATTGTCGAAAGAGAAAGAACAAAGATAAAAAATACTAATAGAAAGTACTAAGAGTGCTATGATAAAAGGTCAAAAATTATTGGATACAATAGATATTGTAATATTTCAATTTTTAATTTACGAATTTTAAAGAGTAAATAAACAAATTGTTATTTTTTAAAAAAATTGAAAGATATTATTCGTTGAATGATTCAATTAAAAATAAATAATCATAAATTAAAATCTCTCATTACGAGAATTCATTCTATTGCTTTAAAAAATGGCTAATTGGAAATGTCTCAGACAAATGAAAGTAGAATTGTTCGAGTGTTTGAGAGAAAAAGGAGATCTTGAAGAGTTCGCAGAATATGCATGGGAACAAGTGAAGAATGTCAATAGAAAAAACGTGTTATTTTTTGTAAATTCTTCTCCTGGTTTTCATTTGAGGGATTACTTCTATGAATGGCATTTTGGTAGAAATTTTAAATGGCTTGATGATGATGAAGCCAGAAAGTACGTGCAAAAAGTTGGATGCGGATGTTGTGATGGTTGCAAACATGTTAAATTTGTGACAAAATATAACACTCCCAGTAGATGTAAGTGATTTATAAATCTTTTTTTTATACCAAGGATTAAGAATTAACATAAATTAATACATATAACGCTTGAATTCACGCTGCATATCCGCAAGATCCATTTCTACCCATTCTCCTCTTTTAAATAATGTTTTGCCATTTTTTAGTTTTTGCCCATGCACTTTTTTGGTAGATTTAGTTTGATTTTGTTCCAATTGTTTACTAATCTCTTTTTGTGTTTTTAATTCTAATTCAAGAGCTTTAATTTTCTCACGAAGATATTCATTTTGACTATCTTCGTATGAAGGTAATTCATTGTTATTTTTTATCGGTTCCATGATAAATGTAATAAAAAAATATTGAAATGGAATGATAAAATAAAGAACGACATATAATAGTATTGATATTTCAATTTTAATATGGCAAAGAAATTAACTGTTGAAAATCTTCTAGGATCTGAAGGTTTTATTAGATATCCCGATGATCCTATGGTGTTATCGAATTATGAAAATGTTGTTGCAAAAACCAAGAGTGATATTTACGAAGACCTTCACAAAGGAGATCCAATTAAAACATTGAAGGAATTTGGTATGTTCGGTGACAAAGACAGTATCAAATACGAGAAATTAGAATATACCGGTATATACAAAGTTATCAATGAAGAAAAGTATGCAAGATATTTACTATCGAGAACATGTGTTCTTGACAAGGAAGTACACAATAACTCGGTTACGATTGGATACAATGAAATATATCATACATGTCCACTATATTATTTGACAGTGTGTGATGTCGATGGTAAACAAATAGATGAATCATTGTTTAGTGTACAATTAGATCTATGTGAACATAAAACTAAATTACAAATACATTTCGATAAAGGATATATCAAAGATGATAACCAAGACTTCTATGATATCTATGGAAAGAATAAAAATAAAATTTACAAAGAATTAATAAACTGTGTAGATAAAAATATGCAATATATCGTGAACGATTACACTGATTCAATTACGATTAATTTTAATCCAACACTTCAATTATCAAATGTCAAAATTGAATATAAAGTTTATGATGTTTATGGTTATGGTGGTTTCTTTAGTTCCGGATGGTTATTTTTATAAAATCAATTAACTCTATTTTTTATTCGATTTCATGACATCTAATGAAATGTGCTTTTCCGAAAGCGGAATTGATAAAAACTTGTTTATTAGAATCTTTAATAACGAAATGATAATACACGATACCAATTATAGAATCTTCACGGCACCAACTTCGCCAATTGAGACTTTCTGATTCTTTAAATTCTCCGTTTTCCAACAGTTCATCATCATATCCGAAAAAATAATATCCAGAATTTAAACATTGTTCATACGGATCAACATCTAAAACATCTGTTTTTTCTGAATTGATAATTCAAGGGCATATTTTAATTTGACGTGCCAATTCATTGGCAGGAAGGTACCATACATCATAACAAGCTGACATCACTGGGTCATAAAATGTACGATAAACCAATGTAACTTCTGATAAATCATAATCAACATTAGGATATTTAGATTCGAAATAAGTTTTTGCCTCTTCTTGAGTCAAGTATTTCATATTTATAGTTTTGCTCATTGTTACGATTACAATTATTATGAAGTTTCAACGAAATAATAATGTTTGTTATAAGTTCACGTAATAACTACATATAATGTTACATCTTTAAATAACAATTTTTAAATATTACGTCATCATTAAACATATAAATTCAATGGCAACATTACTTTGAAACATAAATATTTGTGTTAAAATTATTTATGGAATTTTTTTCAAAAATACCAATTCGCAAACATGATATCTAACGCAAGTTTAACATCAAATGATGTGACAATATTATCACTTAGATTGAATAAACGTCTAGCTATAACCATTTGTACATCGAATGGACATCTTTTACATATGTTAAAAAATTTAATGTTTGATAAAACTGTTTTACTAAATCCAAGCCTATTCCCAATATCTGCAACAGTAAAGTAATCATCACAGACAAATATTATTAAAAGAAATATAATGTTGGAATCAATATATTTCATTAGTGTTAACATTTTCTCATAACCAATTAATTCAATTTTGTTATCTAATACGGGATCATATTTGTATACATCATATGTTGGCATGTTTTTAACTTTGAATAATTTATTTAATCCATCGTTGTTCTTTTTTTCGATCATTGCATATAATTCATTGTATTTATTTATTTTACTTTGATGAATATTTAATTCATATTCATCAACTGGCACAATATCATTATCAAAATAATCCTCGTAAATTTTTTTTACTTTAATTAATTCATTTAACGATGAATTCGTCAATTCTGGCCATTGATCATGCACATCCTCCGCATTAAAATGTGATAAATTTGAGGATGGACTAATAACAATTGCTTCCCAATGTTTTATTTCTGCACTTATTAATTTACCATTTGTATCCCATTCGTAATCAATTACAATACTTCTCAATTGACTTTCATTATTTATGTCATCATATGTATCATTTACATCATTTATATCGTTACTTATATTACGATTTAAATCATTATATAAGTCTGTGAGTAAAACAAACTTTTTTTGTTTGCCACTAAAATTAATTGTCAAATCAAAAGTATTAATTAATATAACTCTTGCAATATCAACAAATTCTTTATCACATGCAACATGAAATATGGATTTAATATTGCCATCAAAAGTACTGATTGTCTTATTAAATACAGAATTTAAATCATCCGTGAAGCTTAAATCAATTAAATGTTTTAGCAATTCAATATTATTATTTTCTACACAATAACGATAAGGATCTGATGAGTCTCCATTACTAAGTTCATATTTATCATAATTTTTTTTTAATAGCGTGAATAATGTGAAGCAATTTTTTTCACATGCATGTATTAATGTTGAGTTGCGTACATAATGACTATTTTTTAGTAAATACTCCATCATTATTTCATCATTGTTCGATATTGCATGATGGAGAGCCTGTTGTATGCCAAACATTGTGGATGAATTTTTGATATATTTGTCATCATAAATCACTTTAATACCATCAAGAAATTTATTAATAGCAGAATATGTTATAATATCGTATTTATTGTCGATACGTATGTTCGATATTTTATTTTTTACTAAATTGTTTATTCTGTCATCACATATACCTTTTTCATTCATTTTATCAACAAATAGATTTTTATATTCATTTAGTGCGGTAGTAAATGATTTTAAATTTCTCGATTTAATTGATTTTTTTATTAATTTAACTATCTTTGCTATGTAATTATGATAATATTCTGGCGAATACTGAAATAATTTAATGGGAACACCGCATATTTCAAGCGGATCATAATAATCATAAGAACCATTCCGATCATAATAATCATCAGAATTATATCCATCATCTCCCATTCTGTTATAACCACAAAAATCTCTTTGTTTTGATTTTTGTTTGGATTTTTGTTTATGTTTATGTTTATGTTTATGTTCATGTTTATGTTTATGCTTTTTGTGTTCATCTTTGGAATTCATAGATGAAACAAAGGAAGAAGACTCATTTGAAATGATAAATATATTGATATATGAATGTAATTAAATTTTCAATTTTATAATAATAAAACAAATATCGAATAATATAATGATAAATAAATCGATCTCAATAAATAAAAATTGTCAATGAATGATTACGATTGTATAGTATCGATATCAATTTATGTTTCAATTATTCGAGTCAATATTCGGGGCGATTTTTTTGTAATGACGTAGGTAATTGTAAATCAAGCCTTGAAAATCATATTATGACCTCTTTGTACATCATCAAATAACAAATCATAATATATTTAATAGGCTTGATTTCATAATATTGAAATTTGATATATATATTATTAAATGACCATGATTTGATAATTATCCACCTAATTAAAATGTTTGAATTAGGTTGATAATTAAAATGTTTGAATTACACAGATTATGTAAAGAGTATAATATTATGCCGATAAAAAAATACACATTACGTCCAAAATTTAATATTAATTGTTTGAATAAAAAAAACGAAGTTGGCAATACACCTTTTCATATAGCTTGTCTTCATGGATATATTGAAACCGTAAAATATTTGTCGACATTAGAGGGTTTTAATAGTTTAAATGAAAAAAATAATTACGGTGATACATCATTTCATTTAGCGTGTGCAACTAGACGATTTGATATAATAAAATATTTAATAACTCTTCCAAATTTTTTTAGTCTAAATGAAAAAGGACATAAGGGTTATACACCATTTTATACAGTTTGTTATAATAGAGATAAGGAATTGATAAAATATTTTATGACTCTTAAAAATTTTACTAGCTTAAATGAAGAAAATAATTGCGGTGAAACACCTTTTTATTTAGTTTGTGTTCGAGAAGACATTGATATAATAAAAGAATTCCTAAAACAAAAAAATATAATAATTCCTGATAATTTCTATAAATTAAACTATGGATCAAAACATGAAATTAAAAAATTAGTCGAGTCATATAAAAATGATCAAAGATTCACCAGGATGAAACTTATACTAGATAAAAATCTTGATATATATCACTTAATCACATTTTTATGTGATGATTATTTTGAATTAAAGAAAAAAACTAAAAATGAAAATGGTATGAGATTTATGAAAATAGCAAGACAATTGCCATTAGAATTACAAATGATATTGATATTCAGATTATCAGGTTTACCAATGAACAACATATCAGGAAAACTATTTAATGACAATTTAAAAGGATTTATGACAAAATATATGATAAATATGGAATAAAATAACGACAAATAAGTTGATCTCAAAATACCATAGTTATCAATTATTGATAACGATTATACAATTTTCGATATCAATTTACGATTTTCATTATATGGGTCAATATTCGGGGCGATTTTTTGGTTATAACGCAACAAATTATAAATAAAAAACTAACTCCAATCGACAACATAGTGGAAAGTTCTTCTCGAGTTTCCTTCTTTCTTTTCGAACACTTTAGCTCCCAATTTACTCGACAAGACCTTCAAAATCTCATCAACATTGATTTCTGTGAGTACGGCATCAACATCAATATCTCGAGTGATTCCTCGACAGTACCAACCAGATTCGGAATAGCTCGTTGTTCCGGAAGCAGAAATCTGTGTACACTTATCCTTATAACAGCCCCCGTCGGGTGTCCAAGAACAAATAATCACTTGTGTCTTTCCTTTCTCTGCAGCTTCTGTACAAAGATTCTCGATTCTTTCAACACCAAAAATAACATCCTTGACATATGGTTTTGCAATATTCAAAGAGATTTTCTTTTGTTCATTATCAAGTTGCCTTGCATTTTCTTCAGCAAGTTTTTTTGCTTGAAGTTCGTCGTCTTTTTGCTTATTAACTGCGCTTGAAATGTTGCGAAGATTGTCAGCGAAACTCATTCTTGATAAGTAGTAAGTTCCTGTAAATATAACGTGCGTGAGTAATTACCAGGAAATTAATAGATGCAATAATATATGTATAACTTCAACTTTTTGGGTTAAATTAAATAATTATAATCAAAAAATTGATATAATTTATGTACTGAAAGATTTATAATCTCCATTTATGCACACCGATATAATCAACGAACTCTTGTTGAAAAAAGCTTTTAACCTTATCACATCAAAATAAATATGACTGATTTTGATTCGGATTCTTTTACATCACTTCACGGAAATAAGAGAAAATTATCAAAGACACAGTTTTTGAAACAAAAGAACAACAAGAAAATAAGAAACAGTTTCTTTTTGTCGAAGCAAATAGAGCAAGAGAAATTGCAATGTGAGCGCAAGAAAAATCAGAAGACTTTTAGTGTTGTTCGCAAACGCTCACATCAACCAGATGTTTATCCGATCATCACTGATGAAGAAATTCTAGCTGATCAAGAGATAGATGATTATTACGCCGAACAAGATTGGGATGATTGGGATGATTGGGATGATTAGGATGATTTCTATTGCTGGTAAGATTTTTTTACATAAAATTTGATTTTTTTATTTTTAAACATTAATGATTTAATAATTACTGATAAAATAAAAAGCTCCGATGTATGAATTACATGAATTATGTGGAACAGGTGATTTGGAATCAACAAAGAAATATTTATTGGATATAAATTTCAATCCTGATTATTTGAATGAAAAAGATAATCATGGTTTTACCCCGTTTCATATTGCGTGTGTTAAAGGACACACAAAAGTAGTAAAATACTTAATATCAGTTCCTGGTTTCAGTAGTTTAAACGTGCGTACCAATCACGGTTATGCGCCTTGTAATTTAACTAATATTCATTGTCAAATTGATGTAATGAAGGAACTTTTAAAACATAGTAATATAGAAACTCCGCAAAAGCTACCAGAAGGTTATCCCGTTGTTATTGGTACCAAATGGAATAGAAATATAATGAATAGATTGATTGAGTCGTATACAAATGATCCAATAACTACTAGAATGAAACTCATATTTCATGAAAATATGATGACATACAGATTAATTGTATTTATGTGTGATGGTTATTATAAATTAAATCCTAATTCTGACAATCAAAAGGCTATTAGATTTTTTAAAATAGTTCGAGAATTACCATTGGAACTACAAATGATGTTGATACATAGAATGTCAAAATCATCAAAGAACAACATCTCGGGAAGATTGTTTGACGACAGTTTACGAGAATTTATTTCAAAATATGTATATGGTTTTTAATAAAATAAATATTGTGTATATGTATAATAATGTCATCAATAGTACTATTGGTAGATAAAATAAATTGGTATTTTGTAATATGTCTTTTTTTATTGATATTCATTGTCGGATATACATTTAATAACTAATAACTAATATTGCTATTTTGTAAGGATGATTAAACAAAAGAATTCAAGATTACTCATCACCGCAGTTACGAGTGTGATGGGTAATGAATTTGCTAACTCTCTGGGTGAAGTCAGTGACAGATGGGATGTCGAGTCCGGTAATGAAGAAATCATGAACCATTCCATCGTAAAGAACTCCTTGCACATTTTCCAGATCATTGGCTGCGTAGGTAATGTCTTCATCCCTCAACACATCGTCGTCGGAAATAATTAGGAGGGTTGGAATGTCAAGAGGTGAAATCACAACAGTGGCATTCTGTTGATATTCAGCCCAATACAAAGCCATAGCCCTGGCTGGCAACCAAATGTTGAGTGCCTGCTCGGTGTATGAAGGGGTGCTCATGGTTGGGTCAAAAACGGGGCTAACCAAGATGAGGGCATCAATTTCGTCCAAATTCTTAGCGGCAGTGTGATAAGCGAGATTACCACCAGCACTGTCTCCCATGATAATAACGCGATCATTAAATCCATAAATAGCCTTGTTGTTCAATAGGTAGTTAAGCAAATGATCACATTCATGAATTTGGCCAGGATAAACCACGGTTGGTGCCAAATTGTAGTGAATGTAAACAACTCTAGCATTGTGAA